ACATATTCTAAGCAGGATACCGGCACCGCTGCTGGTGCTCTCTTAGGAGGTGGACTTGCTTATGGCCTTGGGCAGAACTCAAGCAACAAAGAAATCTGGACAGTACTGGGTATTGGTCTGGGTGCCATGTTAGGCAGTCAGATTGGTCAACAGTTGGATGAACGTGACCGTCTTATGATGGGTCAGAGTTTCCAGACTGCTCTTGAACAGGCGCCTGATAACAGTTCAAGTTCTTGGCGTAACCCTAACACAGGTAACAGTGGGTACACGACTCCAACACGAACAGTCGTAGCATCTAACGGTACGCCGTGTCGTGAGTTTACACAAACCGTTACTATCGGTGGTAAACCCCAACAGGCATATGGTACTGCTTGCCGACAGGCAGACGGCAGTTGGAAGATTCAACAGTAATGCCAAAATATACAATGAAAGACCCGGATGGTGTAGAACATGAATTGTCCTGCACCATTTCAGAGATGGAAGAAAAAAAGAAACAGGGTTGGTCTATGGTATTCACTCCATCACCGAATAGTATTATTCGTGGAAGGACACATTCCGGCCAGGGTGGTGGTATGCACACTTCTAACGAGTGGAAGGATACCTTACGTCAAATCAAAGCAAATAATCCGCATTCAACTATTGATGTTTAGGTAGAAATTAATAAATAGTTCTTTTATACGGAGGACTATCTTTTGAGTAGAAGAAAAGCTATGTTTATCACACACCATTCATTAATTAATATAGAACCTATAGGCGAATCTCAGACAAAGTTGTTTGAAGCCTATGACGTAGAGCAAAATATATTTGCTCATGGCGTTGCAGGATCAGGTAAAACCTTTGTTTTATTGTATAAGGCTCTCAGTCAGGTATTGAATAAACAGACACCTTATGAAAAGGTTGTGTTGATACGTTCCCTACTTCCATCACGGGATGTAGGTTTTCTTCCGGGAACGATTGAGGAAAAGAGTGATCTTTACCAAGATCCTTATCGTATCCTCGTGCGTTATCTTTTTGAAATGCCGTCTGACCAAGATTTCGCACAGTTGTATGATAAACTTATAGCACAAGGTTCGCTTGAGTTTATTTCTACATCATTCCTACGAGGTCAGACATTTGATAGGAGTATTATTATCTGTGATGAATTTCAAAATATGGAATTCCATGAATTAGATACTCTTATCACAAGAGTTGGTCAGGACAGTAAAATAATGTTTGCTGGTGATACAGCACAGACAGATTTACGAAATGGTAAACGAGAAGGTCATTATAGATTTCAAAATATTTTGGAAACAATGAAAGAGTTTACTGTGGTTGAATTTGATTTTGGAGACATTGTTCGTTCTGGCCTTGTTAGAAACTATCTAATTGCAAAAACTAATTTTAGTTTAGGCGATGAAGGTGGTTGACATTACCCTATAATGTGATATACTTTAATTATGAATAAAAAATATACCTTTGAGCCTTTTCCAAGGCTGACATATAACTCTCATAATAATATGAGATTTTATGATTGTCCTGATGGCAATCGTTATCCATCTATTACTACTTGTATTAGTAAACAAAAAGAAAAACAAGAAGGACTCCAGAAGTGGAGAGAGAGGGTGGGAGAGGAACAGGCTCGTATCATTTCTCGTAAGGCTGCTCAGAGAGGCACAGCATTCCATTCCATGTGTGAAGATTACATGATGGGAGAGCCCACGGAACAGCATAAACAGAAACACTTTTTGGCTTATTATATGTTTCAGGAAATGAAACCATATCTTGATAACATAAATGAAATTGTCCTCCAAGAGACCACAATGTATTCACCTAGATTTAGGGTTGCAGGCCGATGTGATCTTATTGGGGAATATAATAATGAGTTGGCAATAGTAGATTATAAAACTACTACGACAATGAAAAAACGTGAGTGGATTGATGATTACTTTGTTCAGTGTGCGGCCTATGCCAGCATGTTTGAAGAACATACATCCTATCCGGTCGATAAATTAGTTATTATGATGGCCGCAGAGGATGGTCAAGTAGAAATATTTGAAGATGAGACTTGTCGTTATTATGAGACACTTGAGCAATATATGTCCACTTTTTACGACAATATTGTACTATCAGAACTCGCCGCATAACTAAATATAAGTATCACGTTACATAGGAGAAAAGTAATATATGAACAAAACATTAATCGCACTATTTTGTGCTCTACCGTTGGCTGCTTCAGCAGCAGACACCGACTGGAAACACGATATGTCCGTGACTGCCGGTGGTGTATCAGTAGGTTATGACCAGGACGGTGGAGAAACTACCGTAGGGGTAGGTGGTATTTCTTTGAGAAATAGTGACACCGTAGATATTGGAATTACATATGGCACATCACTTATGGGTGGTTTGTCTGGTTCTGTATCTTTGGACCATCACGCTGATGATGACAACGTAGTTGGTATTGACACATCCGTGGATATGTGGGGTATGAGTATTGCTCCTTCTGTCGATTGGAATGTCACAGACTCACAGTTTGATGGTGAAATGAAAGTATCTTATGGCATCGCTGGTGTTGATGCTAGTTCTACTTTCAAGTTCGATATTAATGAAACTGATTATACAGGTGCAGACCTAAGTTTTGGTTACTCTTGGTCTATTGCTGAAAACGTAGCCGTAGTACCAAACATCACTGTGCCGTTTGACACTGATTGGGAACGGGGTGATGCCACAGCAGGCGTATCTGTAAATATCTCGTTCTAATAAATAATTTCGTGGACAAATCTGACGACGGTAAAAAAGTAGGCGTTGCGGACCCGGGTTCAATTCCCGGCACCTCCACCAAACCCGACTGGTATTATTATACCGAAAATGAATGGGGTAGAAGTATTGGATGGGGTCGCTTACCACCAGATCGAAATTGGGAGTTGCAAAAGCAACTACTAACAAATGAATATGGGGGTGAAACGGATTTCGACGGAGCGAATGAAATTTTACAAGAGGATAAGTCTACATCACAATAGCCGCAAATGACGACTATTATTTTGGTGAGTATCGCCTAGCAGCGTAATCATCTCGGGGTTTGCCGCCTTGTTATCCAAAGGCTAATGGGTTCGGTCTGTGCCTTCGAAGCGCCGAGATGGATCCCCCAAGGTACAGATAGGGGGGATCACTTTTAGGATATATTATGAGTCTAGGAATAACTACAAAAAGTTTTGTTTCCCAAGTAGAAGAATTGGTGAAAAGTACTCGCATGCCCTACATAGATGCTATTCTTGCTCTATGTCACGAAAAAGAAATTGAACCCGAAAGGATAGTTCGATTTATAGATAAAAGTTTACGAGAAAAATTACAACTAGAGGCAGAGTCCTTGAATAATCTAAAGGGCCCGAAAGGTAATAAATTACCTCTATGAATGCTTATGAAACTTGTAGGACTTATCTCGCTCTCAAGTTGCATTTCACTTCAAAATACGATTATTTCAAATACAATGGAAAGGTATCTATAACTCCAGATGCTTTTGATAAGAGAAAGGATAAGTATAAATTCCTAGGATTATCTAAACGATATAACGATCAAGAGATTGTAGATTATTTTGTAGCAAACTTTATTCGTGGTAATAACTGGGTTGGTACTTTCACCAAGGACTGTTTGTTAGATCATCAAAAGAAATTTCAAAGTTTAGATTACATTTATAAAAATGATTTGGAAAACCTCTTGACAACCGACGATAGTTTTGATATACTATTTGAATGTGGTCAAGGAACGCATCCAAGATTACTACGCCAATATTTGGGAAAGAAAGTCTGTTTGGAAACAATGGTAATTCTTGAAAAAATATTACAATACAGAGCACGATGGGATAAGGAAATATCTGAAACGTATCTCTGGCCGAGTGTCAGTACATTGATAGAAAACTATACACCGTTTATAAAAATTGATACCCGTGAATACAGAATGAAAACATTAACTATAGTTAAGGAGTTTGTGTGATGTCTGAAAAAGAAACCTATGTGGATGAAGCTAAAAGACGTATTGCTCATCTGTCTTATAAGAATGAGCAACTTGAAGCTCGTGTTCGGCAACTTGAATATGATAATGCCGAATTGCAGAAGTGGGTCAACGATACCTGTGTTGTTCGTATGGGTGAGATGGCTGATGAACTGATGAACCGATACAATCAGAAAAAGTATCGTAATCACAATTTCCGAAAAGACTACGGTCGCCCGCCACGCCGATAAGGCCGACACAGTGCCCTCGTAGTTTAATCAGTAAAACACTTGACTTGTAATCATGAAAACCGGGAGCATAACCTGGCGAGGGCTCCAACTTATTATGAATATATTTGAATTGATAAAAGAGATGTTAGGTGTAGGATACACTCTTCCAGAAATCGCAGAGAGAGTTTCTATTGAGTATGAAATAATTGATCCAGCAGACTATGAGGTGCGTGGACTATGAGTGCAGTTGATTGTCGTTTGGATATGTCGGTAGAACTAATTGACAAAATGGGTTCAGACCTTTCGGTAGTAAATGCCGCACGAGCATCCTTTGGTAAAGAACACAAAAAAATGACTGATGGAGATAAGAAACTTATAAAGTATCTTGCCACTCACGGTCATTGGTCCCCATTTTCACACGCAATGTTGCAGTTTCGCATATCGGCACCTATCTTTGTTGCAAGGCAGTTAGTCAAGCATCAGGTTGGTTTGGGGTGGAATGAAATATCCCGTCGATATGTTGATGATGATCCAGAGTATTTTTGGCCTGACGAATGGCGAGGAAAGCCAGAAGATAAAAAACAAGGAAGTAGTGAGGAGGTCATTACTTGGTTGGATCGTAATAAAAGAGTAGGTAGTGCAGTTCAGGAAGTTTATGAACTTGCAGATGAAACCTACAGACGTATGCTCGACGCAGGCATATGTCCAGAACAGGCCAGAATGGTCTTACCACAAAGTACTTACACCACGTGGTTCTGGACAGGTTCACTATACGCATTTGCAAGAGTATGTAATTTGCGTTGTAAGGAGGATGCACAGGAAGAGACAAGAGATATTGCTTGGCGAATTGATAGATTTGCTGAACTAGCGTTTCCAGTCTCTTGGGAAGCATTGAGG